TAATGAGTCAGTGATGGCTGAAGATATTGGCGTAACAGGTTCGAAAAATTTTGATGTTAAGGTTCTAGAGATCATCAATTCTGGAGGTCAAACTGTCGACCTTCGAAAAATCTATATTGAACTGCAACTATTTCAAGACATCTATTCATCTGTTATGAGTGGAAGTATTGTCGTGCAAGATGGTCATGACATCTTTAGTAACTTTTACTTTTGCGGTAATGAGTATTTAAAATTGTCTATTGACAAACCGTCTCTAGGCAAACCAATCGAAAAGATCTTTAGAATCTATAAGACTGGCAGCAGAAAACCTGCTTCTGATTCAGGTCAAACATTCGTACTTTACTTTTGCTCTGAGGAGTTAGTTTTCTCAAATCAAAAGAAGGTAAGCAAAGCATACAAGGGTAAGAAAACCGTCGATATCGTTCGTGATATTCTATTGAACGAATTAAAGGTTGATCCATCTAGAATTAAAAAGATGGATACAACAAGCGGTGTTTATGATTTAGTGGTTCCAGGGATGAATCCTCTCGAGGTTATTCAATGGGCTGCATCTCGTTCATATGATGCCAGTAAACCACCAAAATACTGTTACTTCTTTTACGAAGATCGAGATGGATTCCAGTTTAGATCTTACAATACTCTAATCAAAGAGAAGCCTCTTAAGACATTAAAATACGAAATCAAAACAGTTGATCAAGACCCAGCAAATAACAAAGACTCTATTGACGCTTTTGAGATTCGTAGCGAGTTTGATGTAATTAAAAATCTTCAAAATGGTGGGTATGCCTCAAGACTTTTATCCGTAGATATCTTCAGTCAATCTTTTTCTTATCACGATTATTCGATTGAAACTGCAGAAGCGCAGAATAATCTGTTGAATAAATTTAAGGCAACTAATGCTCTTAAGAATATGGATAAGAAGCCAATCACTGCTACGCACGATTCTCTATTTCTAACAAACATTGCGATTAACGATACATCCTCTGAAAAATCAAATGACAGAGATAAGTGGATGATGAATCGCGCATTGCATATGACAGCAATGCATAATACCAAAATTAAAATTGTGATTCCTGGAGATATTTTCTTGAAAGCTGGTGAAGTTGTTAAGTATGAGTTTCCAAAGTTCGAAGGCGCAGATGCAAAAGGTAAAGTTCCAGATGAATATCGCACAGGAAACTATCTTGTGTCGGCTATTTGCCATAAGTTCTCTGGAATGGATAAGGGAGATTTCGAGAGCATTGTAGAGTTAGTTTCTGATTCTTTCTCAAAACAAATCCCTGCTGCAAAAGATGGGCTTGAAAAAGTCACGAGCAAATTCTCATGAAAGCGCGCAAGAATTTTATAGGTCTTGAGGGTTTTGTTTGGTGGGTTGGCGTTGTCGAAGATCGCAATGATCCAGAACAGCTTGGTCGTGTTCGCGTTCGTTGTTTCGGTTGGCACACTGAAGATAAGAAAAAGATCGCAACGAATGATCTTCCTTGGGCTCATCCAACTATTCCTGTGAATCATCCTGCAGTGTACACACCAAAAGAAGGCGATATGGTGTTTGGTTTCTTTATGGATGGTGACAATGCTCAAAATCCAGTGATCATGGGAGTGTTTCCAGGAAAACCAGAAAAGAAACCAAGATACGAAGATGGATTTAGTGATCCACGAAAGAGTTTTGGCGATGCACCAAAACGACCAGATGATAATGCAGAAGCCTATCCAAAGTCAAAGTATCTAAAAGAAGCAACAACGAATCGTCTTGCTCGCGGCAAGGCAGATAGTACAATTATTGCAACACGAAAAAAGAATCTTAAGAAGGGTGTGAAGTCTGCTGGTGGTGTGACTTGGTCAGAGCCAGCACCAGCATTTGCTCCGAAATATCCATATAATTATGCGCTAGAAACAGAATCAGGTCATGCATTTGAACTAGATGACACTCCAGGAAAAGAAAGAGTGCATCTAGCACATCGCAATGGTTCATACTTTGAGATTGACAAAGACGGCAATAAAGTCGAACGAGTGCAAAAAGATAACTATGAAGTCATCATGGGCGATGATTTCATTTATGTGAAGGGTAAAGCAGTTATCACCGTCGAAGGCAATTTTAATCTTAAAACTGCAACAGTGAATATTGAGGCTGCTGCAATTAATATGGCAGCTGATGGCGCAATTAAGATAAAAGGCAGTTCAGTGAACATTGAATCTACAGGTTCAATGGATCTCAAGGCTGGCGGTGGTGGCAAATTTACCGCAGGGGGTCGTTTGGATCTCAAAGGATCCACAGCAGGACTTGCTGGATCTGTTGTTGATATTCCTGCAGGAAAAGTCAATCTTCAGGGCGGTTCTGTTGCTTCCGCTTCTGGTGCAGGTTTAACTGGTGGCGGAACTCAAGCTGGCGAAGGCGAAGCGTCTGCAGCAACTGCTGCTCAAACTGCAGCAACTGCCGCAGGAAATAATGCAGTTTCAACATTGGGTGGAAACTTTGCAGCTGCAGCCTCTGCCGCAGCAGGGACGGTCGCTGGAGCTGCAGCAAATGCAACTAGTGCAGTTACCTCTGCTCTTACTGGCGCAACTGCTGGTGGTGGTGCTCTTGGTGGTCTATCTGGTAGCACTCTTGGTAAGGCAGTTGGCGGATTAACTTCCTCTGTTTCTGGTGTGGTCGGCGATCTAAAAGCAACTCTCGATTCTACGATCAAAGATCTTGGCTCCTCTCTTCCAATCGGAGAAATTACAGCCAAGGTGGCAAATGCTGAATCTGCAATTAATACTGCAAGAGGAGATATTTTATCTCTAACTGGATCTTCGAAGAGTGAGATTTTAGGAAAGATTACTCAAGTTGCAACAGGCGCATCAGAAAAGAACATACCATTTAATATTGATATTGATGTTCAAAATGAAATAAACAAAATTCAAAATAAAGGATTAAGCGAGATTGTCACCATAACAGGAAAACGGCTATATCCAAAAACTGAAACCGTAAACATTGCCCCAACCTCGGCAAATACAGGAGGATAAAATGGGATTTGTAACGAAAGCAGAAGCATACATCATTTCTGAACTCAAGTCGACAATTATGGACCGACTCCATATGGGCGGTTCTTTCTTACAGCAGATTCCAACAGTCACGATTGGTGGACTTCCTGTTGCAATTAAGCAGGGTGGTCTTGGTGCGATTGGCGGACAACTTGGAGGAATTATCTCTCAGGTTCAAGCCGCAGCTGGAGCGATTACTGCAATTACTCAAAATCCTATGTCTTTAGTAGAGGGTGCAGTCAGCTCGCAGATCTCTGGGTTGAGTAGTCAAATTACAGCTGTTACGGGTAAACTTTCTGGCGGTCAATTAAGCGCATTAACAAACGGAATCACTGGAATACAGAATGCTCTTACTGATTTTCAGGCGCATACTCAGTTACTTTCAGGGCAAGCAACCTCTATCTCTGACACCATTCCTGATTTCAATAAACTTAAAGATGCTGGTAGCAATTTAAGTGGATTAACGGGAGAGTCACCAAACAGTTTTATTCAAAATACTGCTTCAGCACTATTCTCAGACACCAAACTTACGAATATATCAAACTCTCTACAATATGTGGTTGGGCAAAAATTAGACCAGATCTCTCGATTAGATTCAGTGACTGATGCAGCTCAGATAACCACTCTCGTTAACGATTGCCAACTCCTTATAAATAATCATGCAAATACTATGAACGCTGTGGTTGACTCTGATACGCATGCATTCAACGAAGCAAGCAATACTTTAACCTCTGCAACAACAGTAGTTGGTATGGCTTCTCAGTTTACGGATACAAGTAGTGTCGGATATGCATTGTTTAGTCGAATTGGAACTGCGAGCGCAAAGACGGCATTTAACACTGCAGCGTCTGCAACGGAAACCTAAAGATGGGATTAGCAACAAGAACATTCAGTGATATCGATATGGATTTTATGCCAAATCCGATCACTGATGACATTCTTAAGAAAACAAATGAGAATGCGATCGCTCAGTCTATCGGTAATCTCTTACAGACAGCACATTATGAGAGATTATTTAATCCAGAACTCGGATGCAATTTAAAGAGATACTTGTTTGAGCCAATAGATAATATTACAACAAATAATATAATCGAAGAAATTACAAAAACAATTGTTAATTACGAGACTCGAGTTCAGTTACTTGATGTTTCCGCGAACCCTGATTATGAGAATAATGGATATGATGTTTCTATTAAATTTATTATTCGAAATGATCCACAACCAATTACAATCACCTTCTTCTTAGAACGAGTAAGATAACATGGCAAACATTGACGCAAAACTTCAAGTTGCTGAATTAGATTTCGATACAATCAAAAGAAATCTAAAGGAGTTCATGCAGGCTCAATCAGAGTTCAGCGATTACAACTTTGAAGGATCAGGTTTGTCTACGCTTCTCGATGTTCTTGCATATAATACTCATTATATGGGTTACTATTTAAATATGGTAGCCAACGAAATGTTTATTGATACCGCACTTACTCGCGGTGCAGTTGTTTCTCACGCTAAACTATTAGGATATACTCCTCGTTCACGCGTTGCAGCAAAAGCTGCAGTTGATCTAACAATTACTCCAGTTGCGAATGATTCAAATAGTTCTATTGTAATTCCTCGTTTCACACGATTTATCTCTGAAACAAAAGACGGTACTAACTACATCTTCGTGACACCGTCTGCTCGTATTGTATCTAAGAATACAACAACTGGATTGTTTAATGTTGAGAACTTAGAAATCAAAGAAGGGCAACCAGTAACATTCTCATATACCTATAACTCTCAAACAAACCCAAATCAAGTATTTGAATTGCAAGATAGCGGCATTGATACCTCAACTTTATTTGTCGCTGTACAAAAATCAACGCAAAATGCTAACCTAGAAACATTTGTGTTAGCGCAAGACGCAACTGATGTTGATGAGACAGCAGCGGTTTATTATCTTGAAGAAAATAAAAATGGTCGCTATCAGATTTATTTCGGTGATGATGTAATTGGAAAGAAACTCTCAGACGGAAATATTGTCATTGTTTCTTATGTTGTGACCTCTGGTTTATCTGCAAATGGATTAAAATCATTTCGTTTACTTGATAGTATTCTAACAAATACAACAACTACAGTAACATTGCGAAGCGAATCATCTGCTGGTGCTTTAGCAGAAACCATTGATCAGATTAAGTTTACAGCACCAAAGTCTTATATTGCTCAAAATCGCGCTGTAACAAAGAACGATTATATCGCATTGATTAATCGCGACTATCCATACTTCGAAGCAGTCAATGTTTGGGGTGGGGAGGATAATGAGCCTCCAGTATTTGGTAAAGTATTTTTCACAGCAAAACCACTCGGTGGATATGAAATAACCACAACAGAAATTGAATTTGTGAAGAACAATGTAATCAAACCATTCTCTGTTCTAACAGTAACACCAGAGTATGTTGCTGCTGACTATAATTATCTAAACCTTTCTGTTGATGTAAATTTCGATCCAACAAAAACAAATAAAACTGCAGAAGAAGTTAAAACCACAATTGTTACTGCAGTTCGCAATTTTGCAAATACTAGTTTAGATACCTTTAATAATTCATTTAAGGTTTCTCAGTTATCTCGTGTAATCGATGATTCTGAGAATTCAATTACTAGTAACGATGTTAAGGTTATCATTGAGAAAAGATTTGCTCCTGACACAACTCGCTCACAAAGTTATTCAATTAATTTTGGCACCGAATTACAGCAAGGCACAACTCTTCAAAGACTTACATCAACACCATCTTTCACCTATGTTGATAGTGCAAATGTTGAGAGAGAATGTTTTATTGAAGAAGTTCTTCAATCTTATACTGGTGTTGAGGAGATTGAAGTCACTGCTCCAGGCAGTGGCTTTACAACAACGCCATCCGTCATTATTGAAGGTGATGGTACAGGTGCGATAGCACAAGCACTCGTTGTAAACGGATCAATACGAAAGATTCAAATCGTAAATGCTGGCACAGGATATACCTCTGCTACAGCAAGAATTGATGGTGGTGGCGGAACTGGTGCAGTTTTGCGACCAATATTGCAGGGAAGATATGGTCAATTGAAGATCTTCACTATTGTGAATAGTATTAAGAAAACAGTTGTTGAGAATATCGGCACAATTAACTATAAAACTGGTTTGGTAACTTTAAATAATTTCTTCCCAACTGCAGTTTCTGATCCATTTGGAACTCTTGTAATAAAAGCAACACCAACAAAGAAAATATTCTCGTCAGAAAGAAACAGAATTATAACTCTCGATCTATCTGATCCTACTGCATTGTCAGTCACCGTAAACGCAATTATTGAGTAATAATATGGCGGCAGCTGAAAAAACAGTATCAGCATTAGTTCAAACGCAACTTCCCGATTTCATTAACGGAAATCATCCGCAGTTCAAGCGTTTCATAGAACTATACTACTCTTGGCTAGAGCAAAATGCTCCTGCTGGTATGTCCAATACTGCAGGCAATACAATTTATCATGCCATGCAAATTGGCGATTACAGAGATATCGATGAAACTCCAGATGAGTTTATTCGATACTTTAAAGATGAATTGCTTCCACATTTCCCAGAAAATCCTTCGCTCGACATTAAAAAGATTCTCAAGAGCGCAAGAGAATATTATAATAAAAAGGGTAGTGAAGAATCACTCAAGTGGCTATTCAAGGCATTATATGACACTGATTTAGAAGTCAACTATCCTAAAGAACAGATTTTGATTGCATCAGATGGTAAATGGAAAAAGCCAAGAGCATTTCGTATTACTGTCGGCGAATCAAATAAAAATGTTGATGTTAATCTACTAGAAAAGAAACTTGTCGTTGGTACAATTTCTGGCGCGACCTGTATTATTGAGTCCGCTAATCGCAGCATTGATGAAACAAATGGTAGGGAAGTCATCGAGATTTATATCTCGAACATTACCAAATACTTTAATAATGGTGAAGATATTGTTGTAAATTATGTCGACGCAAATGGTGTTGATAAAGTATTCCGTGAAAGAATTATTGGCACTCTATCAAATGTTCGTGTTGATTCAAACATTCGTACTGATCCAACACAGCGCCGTCGTGGATTGCTATACAATGTTGGCGATCCAGTTGTAATTACTGGCGGTCTTGGTACTTCTGCAGAAGCCAATGATGCTGCTGCAATAGTCGGTAATGTAACTCGTGGATCTATTGAAGCCGTTACACCAACATTCTTAGGTTATGGTTATCGAGAATACTATAACACTCAAGTCGTTGTTCTAAGAACAATTGGTGTTGATGATGATGAAGCAAACTCATCAACTGATCTTCGAGTCATTGCTCTTAATACTTCTGCATGCACATCGAATAGTCAAAAGAATTATCTAGAATCAATCACTTATGATAAGACCTCTATTGAATTTTTAGGAGATACTTTGATTAGTGCAGCAAATTTTGCACCAATGACTCCAAACAATATCAATATTATTCTCAATGCAACAGAAGAGGACTATACAGATTATTTCGAAAACTTCGAAAAAGTCTGGGCTAATGGAAATAATCAATTTGATGCATTATTTGTTGGTTATGTTGGAACACCAAATGGTAATACTGCAATTAGTGGAACCGTTAGTATATACGGTGATACATCATTAACAGGCACTGTTGAAGTATATGGTAATACTGCAATATCTGGTGCAGTGAGTGTTGATACATCTCTTGGAACTAAAACTGTTACTGGAACTGGCACAACATTCACAGCTGATTTCTCAGCTGGTCAGTTCATTAGAATTAAATTGCCAAGTAATATTTTATCAACACATGAAATTGCTTCTGTTGTTAGTGACACGCAACTAACACTAACAACTGATTTTCCGTTTACAGTCGCGTCACAGCCAGCATACAAAGCAAATTTAACTGTTAAAGGCAGTGGAACATCATTCTCTACTGAATTAACAGTGGGCGATATGATTTCAGTTAATGGAACTGTAAAACAAGTTGCTACAATCGCATCTGATACTTTACTAACAGTTGACTCTCTTTTCCCATTCTCAAGTTCTGGTAACACAATTTATGATAGTGTAGAAAGCACATCAACTGCTGTTATTGGAAGTAATACAAAATTCTCATATGAATTAAAAGCAGGACAAACATTAAGAGTTGATGGTGAAGATCAAACGATCTCAGCAATTACAAACAATGAACATCTTACTGTTACTTCTGCATATTCTACAACTGTAACAAATGAAAATGCTTATAGAATTGGTGTATTTGCTGATTACATTGGACCAGATGCTACTGACTCACTTTTAATCTATGATGCACAATATTCTGGTTCTTTAGCGCAAATTTTAGCAGGACCAGGAGCAACATTGGCTGCAGTCAATAGTGGTAAGACTTGGACTATCGCTGCAGTAAGTCCTCCATATGGAGTTCCAATTCCTGCGAATGCAGAATCAATGATTGTTCAAGGATTAGATTTTGAGACAGTCAATACTGGTGGTATCTCTGCAATTTCTGTATTAGAAGGTGGTTTCGGATTTCGTGCCGAGCCATCTCTTCAAATTAGTTCTCACTATGACACTAATTGGTCTGAAGATTACGACTATAACAATTCACTAGAACAAGATACCAAGATAGGATTGTGGCAAGACTTTTCTGATCTTGGAGTGCTCGCTCATTTGTACATTAATAATGGTGGCACTGAGTATACAGTAGGTGATGGATTAATTTTTGTTGGTCGTGGTTATGGCGCAAATGGATATGTGCAATCCGTTGCATCTAATGGAGCAATCACTTCCGTTGTTCTTGATAATCGAGGAGAAGGATATCTCGAACGACCAGAAATTATTGTGAATCGCTCTTCGGTAACATATGACACATTGAGTGGAACTGCAACAGTAAATAATAGAAGTAACCTTGTTACTGGATCATCAACAACTTTCTTATCTGACTTTTCAAATAAGAGTGTGATTCGTATTAATAGTGAAGTTCGACGAGTCGTTGCGATTACAAACAATACAATATTACTTGTCAATTCTGCATTTACTGCAAATGCAACAGGTCAGACAATTCAAAGAAGAGATGGTGACGAGGCATCATTAACAGGCTATCTATTTGGTGACGGATTCCAAGAAACAATTGACACCTCAGCAATCGGTCGTGTGCAGGATATTCGTTTGTTATACCGTGGCTATGATTATGTTTCTACGCCAACTATCTCACTAAAAGTTCTTGATACTGTTGTTGATGCTCTCGATGAAGCAGATACTGTTTATGAACAAGAATATATCTATCAAGGAACAACGCTCCAGAACTCAACATTCCGAGCGAATGTTAAATCCTACAATAGAACAACGAATGTTCTTCGACTATACAATTACTCAGGCACAATTAATGTCGAGCAGTCACTAGTTACTGCAAATAATCTTTACATCGATGTCGACACCAGCGAGAGAGTTCCAGTCCCTGTTCGTGGTGTTCTTGTTGGAACTGGTCCATCAACATTCTATCCAGAATCTGTTGCTGATCTACCAAATCCAATGTACTATGGAAATGGTCGCGCTCGCGCTAATGCACAGTTCGCAAACGGTCTTATCGAGTTTAATGGATTCTTCTTAAACACTGATGGCTTCCCAAGTGCTGATAAAGTTCTTCAAGATAATACAATCTATCACAACTTCTCATATGTTATTCAAGCAGAAAAAGATTTAATCGAATATGAGAATACAATAAAGAATATCTCGCACCCAGCTGGAATGTCGCTAACTGCAAAAAGAATTGCGCAAAGCGAGGATAACGCTGCAATTGTCCTATCATCAAATGCCGATGTGTTTTTACCAAAATATGATTCTTCTCGTGTAAGTGTGTTGAATTCTAGATCAAATACGATTACTGGATATGGAGCAGACTTCACAAGCAGCATTGGTGGTGGTGCTGCAAATACAAAGGTTAATGTTGGTGATTTGTTTATCTTGAATTATAGTGGTGCATTTACCTCAAATTCTATTGGAAATGATCCTTCTCTCAGAACACAAACAAAGGTTGTTACTGAGGTTCTCTCAAACACATCTTTAAATGTTGAGGGTGACTTTATAATCACTGGTCAGGGTAGAGCCAATAGCAATACAGTTTATAATGCATTAACTGGTACAGTGACAATTAATCCTGCTGTGACAGGAACAGCTGTTCTAAATCCAGCAATTACTGGTACTGTAAATGTTAATGAGAAAATTACAGGAACAGTTAATGCAGCGGATCGACTTGAGGTAAATGCTGCATTTACATATCCAGCAAATACTCAATTACTATATCTTCGCTCAAATGTTGTGACAGGATCTGGAACAAACTTTGATCCGCAAATTAATGTTGGCGACATAATTACTATTAATAGTGAGCCTCGGACAGTCACCGTAGTCGTAAATGATACAACGCTAAAGGTGAATAGCAATTATACACACCATGCAACTGGAGCATCGATCTATAAACAAAATAATATTATTCTTGGTTCTGGTACAAACTTCACAGGACAACTCGCTGCAAATGATATTATTAAAGTAAATAATCAAATTCGCGAAGTCATAACTGTCACTGATGGAACTCGTGTAACGGTTAATGCGCCATTTATCTATTTCGGCGCAGGAAATGGCATACAGAAACTACAAAATACTATTGTTCAAATCTCTGGTAATGTCAACGCCATTTCTGATATGATTGTTGCAGGTGATAATCTATCGTTTAATATTGCAGTTGCAAATGTTTATAAGGCTCAAACAGGAACTGTTCAAGTACACACACAAAATGGTAAGGTTGTAGGAACTGCAACTGCCTTTAGCACAGACTTGGTTGTTGGCGATTTCGTTGCTGTAAATAACGAGATTCGACAAGTTGTGAATATTGCGAGCGGAACAGTTATGAATGTTAACTCCGCATTCGAAGATGCTGCAACTGGAGCAACCTTATACAGAAGAGCCACAGTACAAAACGCAAATGTTGTTTCGATATCTTCTAATAACATTACATTAAATATCGCCGTTCCAGCGAATGTTTCTGGATTAGTTTATCATGTGATTCCAAATTACTCTCTTGGTACAACCTTATCTGGAACTGTGAATGTCCTATCAAGTAGTGTTGTCGTTACGGGTAATACGACATCGCCAAATGTAACTTACTTTGTTGGTAATGTTGCAGTCGGAATGAGTATCACTGTAAATAATGAGACTCGAGTTATTGCATCAATTACTAATAACGATACTCTAACCGTTACATCTGCATTCACGAATGCGGCGCAAGATAAATATTTGACCACGAATCAATCATATGACTATAGGGTCGTAACTCTAACTAAAGATCTTGGATAAACAATGAAAGCATTAATCTCGCCATTTTTCGGTAAGTTCCTTGCAGAGGACATCAAAAGTCAGTTCTCGAATGATGCCAATGTTTATATTGGTATTGGTAGATCGGTAGACTTTGGTTCCTCTGTAACAGATGTTGATCCTGTGCTTTATTCTACAATTGATATTAATTCAATCTATAGAAACCTTATCGGATTAAAGAAAATTCAATCTAACGATATGCAGTTAGTTGTTGCTCGCCGCGATTGGGTTTCTGGGATAGCCTATGATCAATATGAAGATCATGTGAATATTTTTAACTATGTTGATATTAATAATATCGGCACTGCGAATGCAAATGCAAATACTACTCTAACAGGAACAGTAAGTATTGCTGCTTCTAATGTTGTGGTTGGTACTGGAACTTCTTTCTCAAATTACATTTTCCCTGGAGATCAAATTGCAGTTAATCTTGCTGTAAAGACGGTTGTTTCCGTTACAAATGGTGATCATTTAATTGTAAGCAGTAATTTTGCAAATACGAATACTGGTGGTTCAATTGTTCTCGTAAAAAATAGTACAACGGTTGTTGCAAACTCAGCAGACTTCAGTTCTCGTGTAGCAGGAGATATTGTAAGAATTAATACGGACGATAGACAAATTGTTGCTGTTCGAAGCAGTAAAGTTATTGCTTTAAATACTGCACTCACTTATTCAAATTCTAATATTACAGTGTCTACAATTGCTAATACTTATCCGCTAACTGCAAATAATTTTTATGTTCGTAACAGTCGTGATCAAGTCTTTAAGTGCCTCTTTGATAATAATAATGCAGTTTCAACAGTAGAGCCAACCATCGATATCGATGGACAATTACCAGAAAGTCCATTCATTCAAACAGGTGATGGATATAAATGGAAGTATTTGTATACCATTCCAGCTGGTTTAAAACAGAAATTCTTTAACTCAAAATGGATGCCAGTTCTAACAGACCAAGCAGTTGTTGCTGGATCTGTTGATGGTGCTATCGATGTTATTGAAGTTTTGTGGGGTGGTTCTGGTCATGTTGCAGGAGGAAACTCCAACACCGCTCGTATCATATCCGTTACGGGAACTGACGGAGCAAATGCTAATCTAATGGCAAGAGTTGAGAGTGGTGTAATCACTGGTGTGACGATCTTGGCTGGTGGTAATAATTATACTCTTGGTACTGTGGAAGTTGATGACAATGATAAACTTGGTACTGTTACATTACCAGGAACAGTTAATGTTTCTGGCTCAATCGTCACAGCCAATCTCTCGAACAATCCATACTTCCTCGCCAATGTGTTTCCAAACGACATTGTCACAGTTAATACAGAATCTCGAAATGTTGTTACTGTTTCTGCAACACAGCTCTCATTGAATGCAGCTGTAAATAATTCGGCTTGCACTCAAACTGCAGTTATTACTCGTTCAGATGCTGAGTTTAACATTCAATTCTCTCCAGGTGGAGGTCATGGATCAAACCCATTCGAAGAGTTAGGATGCCATACTCTAATGATTTCTACAGAATTAGTTGGAACAGAAAACGATACCATCCCAGTAAGTCAGGTTGCTCAGCTCTTCGACTTTAATCAAGTTTCGATTATCCAGGATCCGATATATCGATTTGCAAACAACACAACTCGATATGCAAATTCGAATAGTTTGAGAGCAACGACTCGTCTATTTGTTGCGGATCCAGGTGTATCGAACTTTGTTCAAGATGAAACTGTTTATGTGGGTTCTACTGTTAGCAATGCTTCTGGCGTCGCTAATGTTGCTCACTGGGATCCAGGCGATAATTATTTGTATATAAATAATATAACTGGTACTTTTGCTGTCCAGGACGCGATAAAAGGCGAGTCTTCAGGAATCTCTATTCCAATTATAGAAATTGCGAATTCTGAGATTAAAGCATTTAGTGGAACTTTATTGTATACCGAAAATCGCAAAAATGTTGTTCGACTAGACAATCAGATCGACCAAATTAAAATTATCCTATCATTCTAGGTAAAAAGACATGGAATTTAACATTGAACCGTATTATGATGATTTTGAGGATAATGCGCGCGATAACAACTATATGCGCATTCTCTTCAAGCCAGGAAAAGCAGTCCAGGCTCGTGAACTCACACAGATGCAGTCTATTCTACAGAATCAGATTAAGCAGTTCGGCGACCATGTTTTTCAAGACGGTTCCCCTGTTATTGGTGGTAATTTAACTCTCGATAATAAAGTCCGTCACATCAAGCTCCTAGAAACATTTAATAATGTCGATATTGAGATCGAAGATTTCGATCGTAAGGTTATTCGCAATACTTCTGGATCAGTACAAGCAAAGGTTCTTGCAACCTATTTCCCAACAGATGGTACACCTACTCTTATCGTAAAATATCTCACAGGTCTTGAGTTTCAAGACGGTGATATTATTAAAATTGCGGGAACAAGCACACAAGCCCAGTTAATCGCCTCTAATGCGAGCGGTCAAGCCACAGTCGTTTCTATTAATGAAGGTGTATTCTATGTTGATGGATTCTTCGTGCAAGTTTCCGATCAAACAGTTGTTGCTGCCGCTTATGATGTAACTGCAAATGTTAAGGTTGGTCTTGAGATTAATGACACGATTGTTGACAGCGAAATCGATACAACCCTATTAGATCCAGCTCAAGGCTCATTTAACTATCAGGCTCCAGGTGGCGACCGATATCAGTTCAATCTAACACTCTCAACTCGCCCACTTGATTCTATTATCGACGAAGCGCAATTCTTCGAATTGATGCGCCTCGAAAATGGTATTATCACAAAGCAAGTTAAGTACCCAATCTATGCTGAGTTAGAAAAAACTCTTGCTCGCCGCACCTTTGACGAATCTGGCGACTATACTGTTCGCCCATTCCGCGCATCCGTAATGGATGGCACTGATGCAAATAACTATACAATTATCATTGAGCCAGGAAAAGCATATGTTAAGGGTTTTGAATTCGAAACCCTCGGACAAGTTAAGATTGATGTTGAGAAGCCAAGAAGCGCAGCTGATGTGAAATCAATTGTTGATGTTGATGTTGATACCTCTTCTGGAAATTATCTCTATGTAACATCTATCGTCTCTCCAGGACAAGGCAATGCATTTATTAACATTGCTGCCATGGAAAAGGTTGATATTCACTGCGGTACTGCAACACAAATCAATGTCGGTCTCGGCAGTTCTGCTGCAAACGGAATTATCTATCAGAATACAAAGATCGGTACAGCAAGAGTTCGCGACTTTGTTCGCGATGATAATAGCACAGAGTCGATTGTAGACAGTAATGGTGTCTATAGAGTTTATTTGACTGATGTTAACATTGTTCCAAAGGTTCTCCGCGCTGCTGGTTCTCATACATCAGATACAATCAATGTTGCTTTTGGTCAATTTATGCCAAGAAGCAACGGATTGTACAGCAATGTATCGCTAACGATTCTACCAATTAAATTAGATCCAGTCGCTGATGTGACTGTTGCATATGCAAACTCTTTCAATGTAAACGCAAATGCGAGTGGAACATTCACAAGTAAGATTGCAGTCGGTGATATTATTCGCGTTGGCGAATTCGCAAAAGAAGTTCTTCGAGTCGACTCTGGAAATCTAGTTGTCAATTCTATTTTCTCTTATGCTATGGCATGTACAGCATCAAATCCATTAGTTGTGTATAAACAATCTACACACACTCAAAATGTCACAGGTCAAACAAGAACCGTGTCTAACTCATGGTGGCAATTAGATTATGCCACACTAAAACTAGACCGCCCATTTGATAATCTAGGTGTGCCAGACTCAAACACAGTATTCCAATTAAACTTTGGTATTGATGACGCTGAGTGTATAGTTTCTGGTGTTGCGGTTGCAAACTCATTGCTTGCAAATGTTAATACGGCAATGAATGTTGCGATCGATTCTAAACTTATTAATGGTGATGTGGTGCTATCTGAGTCTCAGGACAAGGTATTCATCTATCAACTTCCTGGAACATTCGTAGCAAGAACATCAATCAATAATGTTGATTACGAACACGATAAGGCTATTTTAAATAAGGTAGTTTCTGCAACTCCTGGTGTCTTCATTATCGGTGCAGGTGATCTTTCAACAGCAACAATTCCGTGGTCAGGAACAACTAGTTCTATTCGTCAAAATCTTGTGGTTGCAGTTCGTGATAATGGTGGCTCATCTACTCCGAATGGAGCAATATTAAATCTCACATCAGCCAATGTTACAGTAACCTCTAGTCAAATTACTATCGACTCAGGTGACGCTTCACTACAATCAATTGACGCAATTGTTCGCGTTAAGGTCAACGATGCTGAAGATTTGATTCGCACAAAAACATATTATGCAGATTCTTCGTTCAGTGCCGATCCGTTCACATATCCATCATCAAATTCTTCTCAAAATACTGAGGTTTCAATAACAAATCTTGGGCATGTTGCTTCACTCAATCTAGCAAATGGATTAATTTGGCTTTCAAACCCAACCTATAACGCTGTCCGTCCAGGCGATTCAATTTCTTTATTCCTTCCAGATGTTGTGAAGGTGAATAAGGTATTGATGGGTAATACGACACATTATCCAGATGTATATAATGTCGAAGATATTACAGAAAGATTTGTGTTCGATTACGGTCAGCGAGATGACAAATACGATCACGCGAAATTAATCTTAAAACAAGGTTATAGTTCACCTTCTGGTAAACTTCTTGTTCATGTGAACTTCTATCACCATATTTTCTCTTCTACAAATAAACTATCATTCTTTGGTCCATCTTCATATGGTGCAGATCAATATGATGATAATTTAATTCCAATATACACTGATACAAATGGAAGAATTCTCTATTTACGAGATTGTTTAGACTTCCGCCCATCAAGACCAATTGGTGATACTGCGGACACATTCAATGTTCCAGCATTCCCACAACCAGACTCAACAACTGAGTTGTCATTTAATTATTATCTACCTCGTATCGACAAACTTGTATTGTCAAAGGATAAAGAGTTCCGAGTAATTAAAGGTAAGTCTGCAGTCATTCCATCTATTCCAAAGGATGACGATGATGCAATGACATTGTATACATTGCGCTTGCCTCCATATGTGAACGATGTTCAAGATATTCGTACAGAATATAATGAAAATCGTCGTTTTACGATGAAAGACATTTCAAGTATTGACAAGCGTGTGCAAAAACTTGAATTCTTTGTTTCTCTAAACAATGTTGAAAATCTAGCCATGTCTGATAAGACATTGTATGAAGACAATACAGAGAAAGAAAAGTATGGTATTGTTGGAGAAAACTTCCGTAACTTCTCAATCGCTGACTTCAAAGATCGCTCATTTAGTTGTGCACTTGATCAAGGTTTCTTGACTCCAAGAACAACCACAATACCGCTTGCATTTAAGAATAAGACACTAGCGGATATGAAGTTAAATAAGAAAACGATCTCATTGAACTTCACTGAAACACCAGCAATTTCTCAAAATCTTGTTTCAGATAAGGCAGTTTCTGTGCAGCCATTCTTGTTTGGTCAATTTAATGGCATTGTAGAAATGTCACCAGAAACTGATTTCTGGACTGATAATCAACTCAAGCCAGAGATTATTACTGTACCAGAAAGAGTACGCATTGAACATACAACAGTAATTAAAGAAACTATCATTGAGAAGCAACCACAAATCACAATTGAACAAATTTTCCCAACAAGAAATGTTGAGACAATTATTATTCGTGAACCTGCGGTTCTTCCACCATCACCTCCACCAGAGGATGATATTGTTGTTAAGCATCCTGACCCACCAATTGTTGTTGAGCCAGAGAGACCAGTGGAGCCACCTCCACCGCCACCTCCACCAGAGCCACCACCACTACCGTGGGAGCCACCTCCACCTCCACCTCCACCACCAGAGATTATCGATGTTGGCACTCCACCAGAAGTACCAATTTGGATTCCTATTGAGCCACCGCCTCCAGAACCAGAACCAGTAGTTGTTGTGACGCAACCTATTCGTACTGGCGGTGGTGGTGGATGTGTTGTCCTTGAAAGTTTTGTTCCACTCATTGAGAAAAAACTTCATAATGGTAATCCTGTCACACAAGCATATATGCTCATGGATGGCATGGACATTCTTCTTGCAAATGCGCAATCTCTCGATACAACTCTCGGTAAGGTTGTGCATACAGCAATTGAATTGCAGCCATGCGTAAGAATTACAACTGAGTGTGGAACATCTCTCGTTTGCTCAACAACCGCTCCAATACCAACCTTAAATAGTGGTGTGATGAAAGCACCAAATTTGATTGGACAAATGATCGGTGTAAATAAAAATAATGAGTCTGCTTGGAGAGAAGTTGTAAGTATTGAATATCTCGGCGAGAAATTTGTTCGTGTAATTGACACTGGAGATAATTGTTTCTGGGCAGGTGAGACAGAAGCAGGTTATATTCTGCACCATAATGCACGATTTGAATATGACTCGCTCGAATTCCGCAAAGACTGATTTCTAGGAAAAATAAGAACATGATTAAAACAGAGTTTGGAACAGTAGTTGTCGATACAAATCTTGTGCCATATATGCGCGCAAGAGACATCGAATTTACAGGAAGAAATCTAAAACCTGGAAAGATTGCATCAATCTTTTTCGATGATATCGCAGTAAACCGTTTTTGTCAGGTTGCAAACAAAGTAGAAATCGATGCAAAGAAAGTTATTGCCTTCTCGTCAAATTCTTCTACTGCGCCGACTGCTGGAGAACTAGTTTATCAGGGAAGTTCTAGCGCATCAAATACATTCTCTGCAATTGTAGACACTTACTTTTCTGGTAATACTTCTTTCGTTATTCGTTCACTATCAGGAAACTTCGATCCATCAGCATCAATCTTTGTCGAGAATGGATCTTCAGTAACTTATGCAAATTTATCGATTATCAGTGCTACTGAATATGACAATTCCGATTCTTTCTATCCAGGCGAAGGTGTGATTGCTACTGGTGCATTGGGAGGAAAAATATTTGCAAAAGTTATCGCAACAAGCGGCGACGATGTTGTTTATCTAAATCAAAACTTTCACAACTTAAATGTTGTGGCAACTTCTGGTTCAACACTATCAGACTATTCATCAAAGTTCAGAGTCGGCGATCTTGTTTATCAGACAGCCGACGGTGCTGCAAGATATGACCTTGCAACATTCCGCGCACATATTGAATATATCAATCTAACAGACGGAAAAATTGCTCTTAGACCAATTGACGGTTATATGCTTGCCAATGCTACAAGCACAAGCACGAATGCAAATGTAAGATTGTGGTGTATTACTGATACTGCTTCGCCAAAACCACTTCATCTTGAAACATTCAATCAATCAGGATTCCCAGTTGGTTCTTATCTTAAGAGCGTTGCAAATTCTGCAAATATTAAGATTACATCATATACTCACACCTCTGGTGTCCTTGCAAACACATTAAATTCTGGATTGACTCAAGTATTGCTTCCAACCAGTGCAAATACTTCAGGTGCTGCTGGTAATTTGATCTACTTTACCTCTGGAACATCAGCAGGATCTTTAAAACTGATTACAGCTGTAAGTGGAAGAACTGTAACTCTTGATTCAGCACTTGAACTAGATTACTCTTCAAATACACATTATTCTATTGGTAACTTTGTTGTCGATGACACTAGTTGTTTGGCTGGCGTGTTTCAGGTTCCAGCATTTCCTGGATTTAAATTTAAGACAGGTAATCGCGTCTTAACGATTACTGATACTTCTACAGTTGATGATCCAGATTACGCAATGCGTGCTGCTGGGTCATTTGTTTCTAGTGGTATCTTAAAAACAACACAAAGAATTCAAACGACACCAACATTACAGCCAATGCCTGAGGTGGATGCTGACGCATTAGTTCGTCCAGTTTCTCCATCAGAAAGATCATATAATTCAGATGCTGTAAAAAATCCAAAGACTTCATCTACGGGATCAACAACTCCACGAATTAATCTTGGTGATGGATTATCTCAAACCTTCTTCACACCAAAACCAAAAATCAACGCGAACAAACAAGACTATGGTATGTTCGTAACCTCTGTTGATTTGTTCTTTAAGAGTAAACCATTAACTTCGCTCGGCTCAATGCAGCTTCCAATTACATTGAAGATTGCCGAAGTTCAAAATGGTTATCCAACAAAGAATTATCTTGCTGCTAAAACAATTCAATGTAAGGATGTTAAGGTTTCTAATGTCCCAAGTACAGGAAACTCAGCAACGATTACAAAGTTTACTTTCGATGATCCAGTATTCTTAGAACCATCACGCGAATATGCGCTCGTTCTTGGATCTGATTCACCAGATTATGAGGTCTTTATTGCTGAGATTGGAGCTGATGTTCTCGGTGTGACACCAACTCGTCGTATCTCTGAGCAGCCATATGCTGGCTCATTCTTCCGATCACAAAACTCATCAACTTGGACACCATATCAAAATCAAGATTTAATGTTTGTGATCAATAAAGCAGTTTTCCACAATGCTGGTGATGGCACTGCTCAATTTGCTCTAGATTCTGCTCCACAAGCGAATAATTATGTTGATAAAGTTATCTTACTCGCTTCCGATTTAGATTTCCCAGTCACCGATCTATCTTATAGCCTCCGTGGCATTTATGCAAATGGTAGTGGAACAACCCAAGAAGGGGCAAGCGGTGTAGAACTCACAAAGTTTGCTCCAATTGAATACGGCGCATTACTTGATAAGTCGAATAAGACCTCAATCAATCGCCGTAAATTACTCAAAGGTGATGCAAACAGTTTCATCATGACTTTGACAATGTCTACTTCAGATCCAGATATCTCACCAGTTGTAAACATTGAGCGACTTGGATTAACGGCTTCAAGATACCTCGTTGATAATGCAGGCATTCCAAATACAACTATCTCTTTATTGGGTTATGGTACTGGATACAATGCAGTTATCGCTGCAGCAAATGTGACCAATGGGCAAGAAAAGGTTCATGGTACTAACGATGCTGCAATTACCGCAAATGCTGCTCTCTATCGTCAATATATCTATGCAAATAGCCACCATATTGGTTTCTATGCTATTAATATTTCTGGTGGTGGTGGAACTGGCGCAAAGGGTTTTGCTGTTGCAAATACTGATGCACAAAATGTTGTAAGTTATGTTGTTATTACAGATCCTGGTAGTGGATATCTAACCACTCCAACGATTCAAATTATTTCTGGTAATGCGACACCGAATGCAAATGCAACAGCGGTTATTGCTGGCGAGACAGGTAAGTCTGGCGGTAATATTCAAGCCAAGTATATCAGCCGAGAAATCGTCCTTGAAGATGGATTTGAATCGGGTGATATGAGAGTGTTTATGGACGCAATCCGTCCAACTGGAACAGATATTAATGTTTATTATAAAGTCAAGTCTGTAGAAGATAACGATCGCTTTGCAGATAAGAGCTGGCAATTAATGCAGAAAGTTAAGAACAATTATTCTAAGAGCGCAAGATCTTTAATTGGACTAGAGTTTAGACCAGACCTTCTTGAAAACAGACTCTCTTATGTCGAAAATGGAATCACATATCCAATCGGCGGTAAGTTTAAATCATTTGCAGTTAAAGTTGTTCTAACAACAACCGATGCATCATTAGTACCAAAGGTTAGAAATCTTCGTGTGATTGCAACTCCAGAGGGTTAATTTATGGAAGTCAGGGCAAGGATTAAAGAAAATCCTGATTTTGTGAAAGACGAACGAGGAATTGCTGTTTTAAACACAAACAAAGCAGCTGTCTCAAAACATGAGATTAAGATGGCTGAATTGCGTCGCCAGAAGCAAATCGACGACGACCTAAATAACCTGAAGTCTGAAGTTTCAGATATTAAGGGTATGCTTTCCCAAATTTTAAAAGCCGTTAATGGCGAGAAATAGACATGGCAAATACAGTTAATGTAGGAATTACAACTAGCGCATGCACTTTTAACCAGTGGCGCATCACCGACAATCTCATGGCAAATGATGTTAATGAGATTGCTCGTGGCGATTTCATTAAAAACAGAGGAAACATCGAACTTACAAATGGTAAAATTACACTATCTAATTCATCTGGTGGTGTAATTCTTGATGTTCATGATGATACAAATATCGATGGAACTCTTACGGTAAAAGACATCGAAGTCGATAATACCACAGGTCATGTGTATGTCGATGCTGGTGATATTCGCTTCTTCAGAATGGGTTCCGCTGATCGTTTTTGGAGTAACACCAACACGACATTCTTCTGCGCAAATGTTTCTGTAACTAATGCTACAGTCGGAACATTAAATGTTAATAATCAATTAACAACTATCAATACAACTGTTTATAATATTGCGAATACAAGTTTACAGGCAACGATGAATGTTCATCCTGCGAATACTTGGTTCTTTGGCGCAAATGTGAATGTTCAGAATACTGGTTCTGGATCTCTAAATGTTTACAATCGATTGACTCATGTCAATTCTGGTAATGTATACATCGGAAATAACGATCCTGTTTCTAAGTTTATCGTCGAGTCGCAAAATGCGATCTTCTTTGGAACGAATGTTGTCATTTCAAATACGACCACTGGCACATTTAATGTTGATAATCGAATTGTATTCGTTTCTTCACCGAATGTAATCTATTCAAATACACACTCAAGCGCAAGATTTAATGTATTCCCAAATACATTCTTCCACGGCGGTGAAGTAAACATTGCAAATACTGCAATGACAACGACATTCAATGTCCATGCTCAAAACGCGAACTTCTTTGGAACCAATGTTGATATTTCTAATACGACTGTCGGCGGCACATTTAGCGTTAACTCAAATACCTTTTTCACTGCGGCGAATGTTACATTTGCAAACATCGGTTCAGGCGGTACTGTTAATGTTGCAACGAATACAAACTTCTTTGCTGCTAATGTTCTAGTTTCAAATACAACTGTCGGAACATTAAATGTTGATAATCGTCTGGTATCAATAAGCGCACCAAATACGATCATCTCAAACACTCATGGTGATGCGCGATTTAATGTCTTCCCAAATACCTACTTCTTTGGTGGACATGTTAATATTGCAAATGTTTCTCAAGGCGCAACATTTAATATCACTCCAAACACTTTTATACTATCAAATGCAAATCAGTTTGGTACGCTTAATGTAACAAATAATGTTGCGGTATATAACCTTGCTGTGAGCAATAATGCAACTGTTTCTTGGAATGTGACTGCTGGTAATGTTTATGTTAATGGAAATACGAGCACTGGTAATTTAGAATCGCGCGGAAATGTCACA